GTAAAAGCCCCATCATCTGACCTGTCTGCGTCCACAATCTGGCCGCACGCGCCGTCCTATTAATCGGAATGGCTGCTTCAGGACTTCGTTCTGCAAAAGAAGTCAGGAATGCTCCACGAGCGTAAATGCCTCCAGCCGCATTCTCGGGAATACGATTTCCAGCTGCATTAACCGCATCGCCATCTCCACCTTTTACAAAATTCACTACGGCTTGAATTGGGTTCTTAAACACGTCTTTAATGGAATTCCAGATTTCTTGTGCTTTCTGATACAGTTCATTCAGTTTATTGTTCGCAAAATCTTTAAACTGCTCTATCGCTTTCCCCGGATCATTCCAGAGCGTGATAAACCATTGTTTAACAGTATCCCAATTCGCAATAATCCCAGCCCCGATGTATATCAGCCAGCCAATCGGCCCCGTAAGGAAGGCAATGACAGCAGCCGCAGGGCTTTCCCACATTGAGGCGCAAAAGGCCTGCACCTGCTCAAAGTGGTTATAGCACCAGTAAACAGCAGCCCCCAGGGCGACAATACCTGCAATAACAAGGCCTATGGGCCCCGTCATTACGCCCAAAGCTGCATTAAACAACCATTGTGCCGCCTGTGCCGCACGTACAGCCACTGTATATGCTTTTGTAGCTATTACTGCTGCCTTGCTGGTAATGACACTTCTCGCAGTTGCCATGCGGGCCGCGATCTGACTATCTCCATATGCAATGATGGCAATCTTTGCTCCGTTGTAAGCCATTTTGGCCGCTGTAATGACTTGCATCACCGTATTGAATACAACCGCAAAGGCATTAACTGCAATGATTGCCAATATAATTGCGCCTGTAAATTTGGCCGCAGTAGTAACAGCTCCCTGATGCTCCTTGATAAAATCGTGCAAAGATTGTATAGTTGGCAGCAATTCAGAGGTTATTGCTTTCAGTGTCGGAAGCATAGCGTCACCCATAGCAATGGACGCAGCCGTTCCCGCATTCTGCAGGAGTTCCATGGAATTTTTAGCCGTTTTCGCCCGTGCTGCGTATTCGTTCAACATCGAACCGGAATATTGGCTGGAGTCGCCGACACGGTTAAAATTCTGTTCCAATCCTTCCAAATTAGAAAGGAGCGGGGCAATAGCACCGATACTCTGCTTACCAAACAAATCAGAAAGTACACTGGCCTGCTGATCTTTACTCAAATTCTTCAATGCCGCAAGAACATTAACAATCGCACCCTTAGCGTCCGTCTGCATTTTCTT